CCTCAACATACATGTAATTTGACAAATTTTTGGGACGCCCCTCGCGGGTTGCGGGACATAGGGGGACATAGCGGGACTTTCTGGGACGCTTGAAAATCAAGGACTTTAGGAGGGCGGGTGTTCTGCAAAATTGCAGTTTGGGAGTGTCCCACAATTTTGTCAAACTTTTTTGACAAAAAAATGGGACACTTTTTCATGGCATTTGGGGCTGGGGTAGAATTTGACAAAAAAGTGGGACACCCTACCCTCTTAAACCCGTTGATTTTGTAGGCTTGTCCCGCATTGTTGTCAAACTTTCACAGTTCTCTAATCTTCTTTCTCACGAGATCTTTCAGTGCCTCTCCGTAGTAGTTCATTAACTCCTTTCCGAACCATGAAGTAAGAAACTCTACAAACAAACCTCGCTTTAGGACTTCTTCTATAATCATCTCCACCGTCCCTTCTGCAAAATTCTTCTTACCCCACGCCCACTTTTGATGCGGCAGTGGCTTGGGAGGTTGGGGCGGACTTCCACTCTCCGCTTCTTCTATATTCCTTTTGGGCTTTCTTTTCTTTTGTCTGTTGAATATATCTTCATACCTTGGGAGCGGTTGGGCTTTCGGCTTTTCTTCTATCCCACAATACCAGCCCGCCACTGCTTCAGCTAACCGCTCTATGCTTGCAACCTCATACCCACTTTTCTTCCATACCTGCTTGGCATACTCAAAGTCTTCTATATGCGTGTATGTAAGCGTGTATCTAATGTTGAACTTCTCAAGTTCCTTCTGGTTTTCTCTTGTTGCATCAAGCAGTAGCTGGTTGGAAAGGACGACTACTTTCTCGTTTTCTCTTTCAATGAAGTATAGCCACATTCACCAGTATCTCCACCTTCCGTCCTCCCCTCGGCGGTATTTGTCTGCGTATCTATATATCAGCAAGGAATATTCATAGTTTATTTGGCAAGCACTCCTATATTGCTTGCATTCTGCCCCTACCTTCCATACGCACACCTGTCCCCTTTTGCAATGTTGCAGGCACTTCTCCCACTCCCACGAGCCAGCCCGCCTGCACTCCTGAATAACCCAGTTCCCGCCGTTGTATCTCTGGTAAGCCACCCAGAGTCGTGGGGCGGGGTTGCTTTTGATAAGCGTATTCAGGTAATAGGCAAATGCGTAAAAGTGGTCTTTACTGTATGGCTTTGTGTAATCAGGGAATAGTGGGCGTAGGACTGGGTCAAGGAACTTTGGCGTCAATTGGAAATATCCAACCGAGCCATGCCCGTCGGTGCTCTCTCTCCATCGGCAGGAGGTTTCCTTCTCTGCGGTGGCTATGTTGTAGTGAGTTGGGTAGTCTTTGGCTATATATCTGTGCGTGGCTTCCTGTATAGCTGGTTCAAGCTTTAGGCATCTGGGATTAGCCCAAAGCAAAGACAAGCCCGATATAGATAAGCAAAGCAATAGCATAAATCTTCTCATATGGATGCTCCCATTCCACGAATCCTATTTTCGCCACCCTCGTGATGTAGTAATAGACAAGTCCTGCACTGGCTAGGGCTACTTTTCTTGCTATCGCACTCAAAAGTGTGGGCTGATCATAGACATAGGCAAAGGCTACAAGCATAAACACAACCGCAAGGGCTAAATCAACGCCGTAATGCTTCAGTATTCTTTTGAATAACTCTATTGCTTGCATGTCTCTATCACCTCCCAGAGAAGCTGGTTTTCTCTCTCAAGTCTAAACATATAGTTCAAAAGGGACTGCAATTTTTCAGTGGCGGGCTGTTCGGGTTTGATAACGGGTCTTTCAGTCTTGGGAATATCAGGAATAGGGCATTTTACAATGACTTCTTTCTCTATCACTTGCACTTGTGGTTTTGTGGCACAGGAAAACAGATATAAGCTAAGGGCTAAAATGCTTACTCGCCTCATCTATCATCTCCTTCAAAGCTTGGCATTCATCTTCAGTCTTTGGTATAGCAATTTGTGGTATAGGTTCAAGTAATTTACGCAAGAGTTTGGAATACCTTTCTTCAATTTGTTTCTTGTCTATCTCGCATTTGTCCCGCAAATCCTTATATAACTGTGTGTATTTGATAAGGTTCTCTTGTGTGGCTTGAAGTTCTGTTTGGCATGTTGCAAGCTTACGCATTGTTTGAAAATGCGTTTTGCGTTCATAAAACCAAGCACCAAACAGCATAAGGCTTACAATAAAACTTACAAAAAACAAAGCCTTAACCATACCTGATTTCTATTCTTCTCAACTCTTCTAAAGTCTTCGCGTTTCTAATAGCCTGCTTCATCTGTTCGTTCCACTCTCGTATAGCTTGTCGTTGCTGAAGTTGTTTTGTGTATTTCTGCTTAAGCTGTTCTGCTGTGTCTGTATCTCCTCTCACCTCTGCTTCTGCTATTCTAATCACAGCATAATCAGTTGGTTCAAGAAGGCTTGCTACATATCTTCTTAACTCTGCAAGTTTCTTTTGCTTTTCTTCTTCAAGCTTTTCTGCTTCTGTCTTTACTCTGATTTGCCCGTTTTCATACACAACATCATCTGGACTTTCTACTTCAAGTTCTACAGCTTCAACACCTTCAGGCACTGCTTCTGGTAGCAAGGCACAGCAAAGAATGTTTAGGTCTGGGTGTATATAAGCCCACACTTTCATCACGCCAACCTCCTGACTAAAATAGTTAAAACTCCGTTTCTTGCGTTTGTAGATATAGTTCCTAAACTTGTCCAAGAGGTTGTTGTATCATTCCATCTATGACCCCAAAATTGCAAACGACCGTATGGTACGCTACCAACTACTGTCTGTTGAGCCAACATAAACTTACCTAACCTGTATGTTGAAAAATAACACACAAACAAACCACCTTGTATAATTCTTCCAAGCCAGAAACCTGAAAAGTTTAATGCGTCATGACCCAAAAATGTGGATGTAGATTCATCTAACCACAACGCTATAGCCCTAAAAGCATTACTATAACTCTGATTGTTTGGGTATAGGAAAGCAAAACTATTTGTACTCGTATCATACCTTGCCCAAATCAGCATTTGATATAAACCTTCGCTTGTTGCCACTCTTAAGGCTTTGGTAGTGCTTTGGGTAGTATCAAAATAAATTATCGCCTCTTCTCCTATTGCCAGCGGATAATCACTCGTCGCATTCGTCAAATCAACTCGCCTGAACGTATAAACACTGCTTTTTATGTATGTTCCGCTTAAATCAAGCACTCCACTCGCATTTAAAGGCACTATCACATTCGGTGCTGGCATGAGACTTGCATGAAAACCGTCTACGGTATCGGCAGCATCAGCAAAGGACACTTTTAGATTCCGCCAATTCGAGCCGTTGAAGTATTTCAGGAATTCATTTTCATCTATCCATAGCTTCCCCGGGTAGGTCAAGCTTGGAGCAGTAGAGCTTGCTTCGGGCTTTACCGTGTCAATGTCCTGCTTTGTTGCAAGAACGACTGTATCAGAAATCACTGCGGTGACGTTCTGTGCGTTCGCAATGACTGTATAGATGTCAACAACATTCTCAACTTTAGTGATGCCGTCGGCGGGAATAAAGTCTGCCCTATCTCCTGCATAGGCTACTGCATAAAGTATTTCTCCGAGATCTGGGTCTTGGGCGTAAATACCGATCTCTCGCATGAAAAAGCCTTGAGAAAGTCCAGTGTTGGTTAGAACGAACCTTAGCCTGACTGTTCCGTCTCCTACAACGGTAATGCTTTGTATAGGGAGATTTAGCTTAGGAGAAACGAGGTTGTTTAGTTGTGTGGGGTCTGTGTTTGAAGACCAAAGCCCATCACCGATTGCTATTCTTGTAAAGGTTAGTGTGGTTCCCGTTTGGGCTTTAGCTAAAAGGTTTCTCCCCTTTTGCGTTAGTATTGTGCCTCTAAAGTCTGCCATTTCTTACCTCCTGACTGGATATATAGCCATGTAGCTTGCTACTCTTTGGGCGGAGCCAATGTAAAGCGTAGCTTGTTCTACTGATACTTGAGGCTCATATACACCTATCTGATAAGATGTTGCGACCCTCTGAGCAAAGCCGGTATGGATGGTATAAGGCTCAACTGATGTGTCTACATGCAAGCCGATCTGGTAGTGCTTTCCATCTTTCTGAGCAAAAGCGTAGTAGATGTTGTTTGTCCACTCCCGATGAAAACCAATTGTATCAAGCCACGAACGAACATTTTTATACTCGTTTATTAGCTCGGTTAACCTGCGGTATGTGTCTTCGTCTTGTATGATACTTCTAACGAGCACTTTAAACCTGTATGGGTCGCCGTTGTAGTCAAACCATTCCTGCAAACTTGCATCTAAACCTAAAGCTTGGAAAAGCTTCTTTATTGCGTAGGGTGTGCCTTTGTAGCGGTGGAGCTCAATGGCGCTTTTGATTAGGTTGCGTTTTTCTTGGATTGTCTGTGCTTGTTCGTAGCCTTCAATGTGAAATTGCCAGGCAAGGAGATCTAGAAGCCTCTCGTCTTCTATCTCATCAATGCGTGGGTAAATAAGAACATTGATGATGTGTTTTTTCAACTCTTCAAAGCTTGCATCAAAGGTATCTACTAAGTGCTGAAGTTCTCCTATGCTTGGAGGAGTTAGTTCTTTAATCATCTATCAGACCTCCGTAGCGAACATTTACATTTCGTGCGTGTGCTATCTGTTCAATAGTGAGTTCCTGCTTTGCTGGCAAGGTTAAGTCTACCCTGTAAGCTCCTGCTTGCTTAACAAGTCGTGTTAGTTCTTCGGGCAAGATGTCCCTTCCGATTTTAGATTTTGTCCAGCTAATAAAGTCGTTGACTGCCTTCTCTACTGCGGATTGGATAAAAGAAAGTTTGGAAGCATCTTTTCTATTCACATAGAAGGTTAAATCAATGTCGTAGTAAACTACCTCGGGTGCAGAAACTAAGACTTGGTCAGTGAGGGGACGCACACGATCTGAGGACAAATAATCTCGGACAAGAGAGAGTATGCTTTCATCCGGGATGTTGCCACCTTTCACAGTAAAGATGACTTTTACCTGACCGGGGGCTGGGCTATAGACTTCTACATCCTCTATGTCTTGATGAGCTGATAGTGTGTGATAGATGTAGGCTTGCTTTGAACCAGCGTTAGTGAAGCGTTCAATCGATAGTCTTATCCTCTCACGGAAGCGTTCGTCGTCTTCTTCATCTGCACCATACATGCTCATGGTGATGTTTGAGACAGAGGAAATGTAAGGGAGTGGGTCCATGAGGTCTTTTATCTGTCCGGGAGAAAAGCCGTTTCCTTTTATGCCGGGCACATTACACTCCGCTGGAACATCAACATATAAGCTTCCAGCTGGGATCCTTGCTTCCTGCAAAGTTGCAAAATAGAGGTCTCCTCCTGCGGATACCCTTGTCCCGGCAGGGATGACTACATCAAAGTCCAAGGGTTCCGCTAAGGAAAAACGCAAGATAGTTTGTGCTTTCCGGGCTGGAAGTCTTTGAACTCCATAAAACTCAGCAAGTGCATCAAGATATTGCCCTTTTGCGAAGGTAAGCAGGTTCTGCTTTGCGGTTTCGTTTATGGCTATGGCTAAAAGAGTGCTGGCGTAAGTCTGAAGATTGATTAGTAGGCGTTCAGGGTCTGCTGGGTAGAGTGGGCGCTGTGTGATTTTTTCGTAAGCGTCAATCAGCAAACCTTCCCAGTAAGTTGGGTCCGTTTCCACAAACTTTATATCCATAGCTCCTGATTCACTAAACCTTCTATACCTTCTATTGCTAATACAAGCTGTATCTTTGTCCGTTCAAGGCGTCTATCAAGTTTGATTTCTTTGACTTTGACTCGTGGCTCCCAGCGTTCAATTTCATCCACGATGTAGGCTTTGATCTTGCCAATTGTCAAAGCTGTAAGTGGCTGGTCTATAAATCTGTAGAGTTCTGAACCGAAGTCGGGACGGTGTACATCAGAACCCTTAGGCGTGGTCAAAATTACACGGATGTTTTGCAAGACGCTTTTTACAGTGTCTCGTTCAACAACAGTCATGGTTAGTAAAAAGAATGGCAGATGGGAAAGGGACATTCAAGCAAAGATTTCACAAACTTAGAACAGTTTAACCGTGGCAGACTGTAGGTTTTCAGAAAGTTCTGAAAGCAAGCTCTCTATATCTTCTTTTAGGCGTCCGCACGTTTTGATAGCAAGGCTTTCGTCGTTTGAAACCACATAAACACCGTTTCTGACAAAGATGTAGTTCGTTTCGTATTTTTTGGTCTGAGGGTTGAGAACTCTCTGGATGAAGACATGTTCGGGCTTTTTAATCACTTCGTAGCTCAGTCGTTCGTATTCTTCAATGGAGCTAACGCCTAAGGCTTTTGCATGCTTTTCAAACTCCGCTTTAAGCCTGCTGGCTTTGACGTCAAAAGTGCCATCGGGATTGCGTCTCCAGTCGCTTCCAAGATGGGCTTTAATTCTTGCTGTGATCTCCTCCGGGCGCAGGGCTTTTAACTCAGTGGTCAGTTCCTGCAAAATTGCAGTTTCTTCTAAGGATCGGGATGGGACAGCCGGTTCTACGACGACCGGGTAGGGTTCTTCAATTTCTTCAATAAAAGCGACGATTCTGCATCGGCAGTGCGGGTGGGCTGGTGGCATCTTTGACGGCATCCGTGAGCTTGGCAGGCTTTTTAGCTTATCTAAAGGAAAGCTTGTCAGGAAGGGCTTTACTTCAGGTAAAGATGCTGGGTCTGACTCTATAAGTTCGATGGTTCTGATTGCTTCTCCCGTATCAAAAATTCTGCCGTCCATTGTTCTGCAGTAAGGGCAAGTTAGCCTGTCTCCCACCGCATCCCAACGATATTTCGTGATCCTTGCCTTTGCTATAGCCCTCAGTCTTGCGGAATTGCGAAGGTGGTTAACTGAGGTATCTATGATCTGTCTTACTTTACCTTCCGTTCTTCGCTTGAGATAGTTTCCGAACTCGTTTAGAAAGTGCTTGATGCCCTCTTGCCCCTTACCAATAGGATTTCCTTCTTCTAAGTAGTACTTGGAAAGCCACTTGACCACATCCAAACGAAGTTTTTTATCTCCCTGAAAGAACTTGCCAAGATAGAAATCAGTTAGGGACAGGGCATAGTTGATTGTTCGTTCATCAGCCATGTTGAAGTCTATCCGTATCGGTATTCCCGCGATGGCTTCCCTCTGTGTTTTTTCGTAAATCCTTTTGAACTCGGAGTAAAGCATTTCTTTGTGTTCTGGTGATAGGCGAACTTTCTGTTCTAATTCTTGCATAATGAACCGTGTGAAGTCGTTGAAGCTGATGAAGTAGGGTGCGAAGCGGAAGGCTTCGGCAAGGGCGGACTCTACTTTCTTTATGAAGTCGGGAAGGATTTTTTTCAAAAGTTCATCTATGAACTCGTTTCCTTCTGTGTCCCAGTCGTATTCTGCCATGCTCACTCCTCGGGACTGTATCCAAGTTCCTTCTTGGCGGTTTCAATATCAATAATGCCAGCTTGGAGTAGTTGGATTATCCTCTGGGCTTCTTTCAACCTTGCCTCAGCCTTCTTTTGCGGCTCAAAATCGGGAAGCGGGTTGAAGATGATATTCACATCATCTATGTCAAAACCTTTAAGCATCAAATGCAAACGGTAGACAAACTCTAAGAATCGTCTGACAAGTCTTTGAATGTTTTCAAGCTGGGCACTAAATATGTGTAAAGCAACAGTCGCCCAAGTTTCAGTGTAGCCAGTTGAGAACCCGAGGACTGCAGGCTGAGATTTCGCTCCTTCTATTAGCCATTTTTCAGCCAAATCTATGATTTCCCTTATTCCTCCCGCATTGGGGGATATTTCTTTGAATTCCGCCTCCGTCCCATCAAAGTGTAGGAAAATGCCTTTACTCATGTTCTCGCTTACCTGCTGTGCGATGTTTTCAAGCCACTTTAGTGCCCTCTCTTGGTATTCTGTCTCGGTTTCGTTGGGTGCTTTAGCAAGTGGTGGAAACTTAACATCTAAAAATCCGATTAGACCAATCTTCTGTGCCAACCCTTTCAGCTCCGTGATCATGTTTTCTACCACCTCTACAATGGAAAGGGAGGCAAGAAATGGAGGGATTGCGTAGGGCGAGTCTTCAAGGGTCAGCAAAGGTAAATACTTGTAGGTCATTGGATTGAGTTTTATAGGTTCTGCGTTGCCGACCCACTGATAAGGTTCGTACTCGTCCGTTTCTTCGTTATAGACAAAATACACGGTGGAAGCTGGAACAAACACGACCTTTTTTACACCCTGCAATTTTTCATCAACTATCACCTCTGCCGATATAGCTCCAGAGATGTTTATCTGGGCAATTAACTGATTGATGAGGTGGTCTGTGTTCAAAAGGAAAGCCAACTCTTTGAGTTCCTCCCTTGCCTTCTCTGCATCTTTACCCTCAACCTGAACAGTGTGCCCTGTGTTTGCTAAGTTGATTGTTAAAGAGTGTACCTGTGAAAGAATAGGGTTTGCAACAACTGCTTTAGCTATGACGTTTAGCCATTCTCTTGGGTACTTAGGATTAACGAACCTATATCGGACATCTAAGGTCTTGGGAGTTAAAACCTTCTCGGCTTGGATTGAGACTCTCGTTTTTGGAAGGTCAGCCAAGCTTACTTTTTCAGACCCGAACAACCGTTTAAGATAGCGCACTAAGTCCATAGTTCATCTCCCTTTTTTGATTTGCAAAAAGCACAGGCAAAAACTCTTTTGTTTCCTCTTGGCTTGATGCGTGCAAAGCTAATGCCAAACTCCAAAAACGGTCTGCGTGGCTGTCTTGGGTTTCTCCTTCGTAGCGAACATTTCCGGCTGGAGTTAGTGTCTTCTTCACAGAGTGCAAATCTTCAATCAGGTCTTTGTCAGGCGGTATGCTGATAATTTTGTCTTCAAAGACTGCTTTTACTCTACTTGCGAGTTCTTCCTTTACCTTGTTTGTAAAGTAGACCCGTATGACTTTAAGCTCTCCCCATTTCTTAGCGAGTTCCTCTGCCAACTGCATGCCTATACCTGTCTCGTCTATTGCAACTCTGCGGGCATATGCGGTTAGGTAGTCAATGATCTTGAACTGCTCAGAGAAAGGAAGCTTCCTCAGAATTTCTTGTTTGCGTAGATAATACCTGCCTGCTACCTTCTCAAGGACGCTTATCACCGTCAAGTCGTGCCTTCTTCCAATGTCAATGCCAAGATAGACATCTCCAGTCAGTTCTCTGATGTCCGCCTCTATACCCTCCACCGTGCAGGCATGGATTAACTCATAAGGAAGTAGGACAGATTCTTCGTCCATGAATTCACACATATACTCTTGAAGCCATATATCCTGATTTGGCACGCCCTTTCTTAACTCCTCCACATCCACATCAAGCCCAAGACTTACTGCGTCAAAGATTGTTAGCTTTTGTCTGAACCAGAGATCATTTCCTTCCGACATTTGCCAGAGGTGTCCAAAGATATCGTTTTTAGCCTTTGGTGTTGAGATAACGACAAGCTTAAAGTCCCGATTTCTGGTTATGCTTGGGAATATAGCTTGATAGACTTTATAGCCGTCTTTGAAAAATGCCGCTTCTTCAAGAATTACATCACCGGTTAGACCTCTTACGCCGTCCGGGTTTGCAGGAAGCCCGATGATCCGGGAACGGTTTGGAAACTTAACCTCAAGAACATTTGTTTGCGTATCCTCAAAAAACTCCACATCACCAGTTAGCTTGCCAATCTGCCTTAAAAACTCCACATGCCTTTTGACCTTTTCCATGAGTTCTTTAGACTGTCTTTCGGTGGGTGAGATTATGGCTACCAAGTGGTTTTTTCTCTCAATAGCCCGCAAGACTGCAAAAAGGGAGACCACGAAGGACTTTCCCGTCTGCCTTGACCACATAAGGATGGAATACTTTTTTTCAAGCATTTTTTGAAGGGCGTGGCGTTGATAGGGAAGGAGGAGTTTTTCAAACTCCATATATCTCCTCCTTTATCAGCTTCAGGAATTCTGGGTCTATGTTCCTCTTCTTGCCTTCCTCTTCTATCTTTTCCACCGCTTTCTGCAATTTTGCAGAAACATACTCCTCTAAGCTTTTTGCCATCTGTGTGAGTTCCTTGACTGCCTTAATCAGTTCTCCGGGTTCCTCAAACTCCATGAAGTCTATGTCCTTTACAAACTCCAGCACATGCTGGGTGAGTATAGAGACAAGGGCGGAAAGCATAAAGCTTGTCGGCTTGTTTTGTGTTTGCTCAACAAGGATTTTTATCTTGTCCCACCACTCGTTGTATTGTTTAGCGAGTTCTTTGTAATCTTTGTAGGCACGATGGATGCTTGAGCGTGAGATGTCGTAGCCTTCTGCACGCAGTAGGCTTGCTATTGTCCTAAAGTCTTTCTTCTCTTCCTCGTATAGATATACGATCCGCTGTATGAGGTCGTAAAGTTCTGCCTTCTTGCGTTTTGCCATTGCTTAATCCTCAGTGGGAGGAAGGACGGTATCATCTATGATTTCGCCCTCCAACAAATCAATTCCCTTCGGAGTTATCTTGTAAAGCGTCCTGTAGCGTCTCTTGTCATAAGGAATTGCCACTTTCTTGACCTCCACGTATCCCTTGTCCGCGAGGTATGCGAGGGCTTGTCTTATCTCAGTATCCCTGTGGTATTGGTAGAAGACTGCAATAATCTCAAGTTCTTCAATCTCCCGGGGGTAGATCCTTTTCAGGAAATCAAGAATTAGACCTCGCAAGCTTTTGCTCATTTTTGAACCTCCAAAAGCTTTTCATAAACCTTTAAAAGCTGATCCTGAAGCTTCTGTATTTCTGCCCTCCAGCCACTGAGATCTTGGTAGTATTCCTCTTTAGACACGCTGTATCTCTGTAGTTCTTCAATCTTAGCGATGAACCTGTTTAGTTCGTGTCTCCAACCACTTACATCATGAAAATACTCTTCCTTGCTTACCATCTCCCTGTAGTAGCCTTCCAGCTTTTCTTCAAGTTTCTTCATCTCGCTTGAAAAACTCTCCAACCTCTTCTCAAACTTGAGAAGCAAATACAGCAAAAAAGCAAGGTTTGCAGCCCAGCCACCTTTGATAAGTATCGAGAAAATCCCTACTTCCATACTCTTTAAACATTGCAACAGTCGTAAGGAGATTTCAAGCAAAGATTGCAATGTGGTTAGTGAGTGTGGTGAGGGGTATTTCCGCCTTCGTCTATGATTGCACCTGTGGCGTGGATGTTCCCGACCACTTCCAAGTTGCCAACGATGTTTACACTGCTTGCACCACCGCCGACCACTGTCAAGTTCCCGACTATGTTTACATTACCCTCAATAATAACCGTTCCCGCTTGAATTTGAACTGTTTGTGCATTTTGAATTTGAACCGTTTGTGCCTTCACCCGGAGAAGATGGGTTCTCCTATCATACTCAATTTCTGTTCCGTCCTCAAAGCGTATAAAAAACTTATCCTTGCTGGCAACTGGTGGTGTGTCCTTGTTGTTGTAGATTGCTCCTAACACATATCCGTCTGAGTGTTCTCCCTCCTCATCAAAGGCAACGATTACATACTCGCCGATGTCAGGAAGCCAATAAGCCTTATCCTTCTGGGTTTTGGGTTGCACAACCGGAAGCCAGTTAGAAACTAAGCCGTCAAGGTCTGGCATTTGCACTCTTACTCTTGCTGTTTTTTCATCAACTGCTACCACTATGCCTCGCCTTATCATTTCCCCTTACCTCCGGGCTTTTTTAAAAACTCTATTCTGGTTGTATAGCCATCCCTTGTCATTTCATGCTCAACCTGAGTAACGTAATACACGCCGTCAAATCTGTCAAAGCCTTTAAGTTCAATGGTCCCGCTTGCGTAGATTGAAGGGATGCCAACACAGGTAAGCCTGCCTTTGAGTTCTTTCATTTCGTTTAGCGTTTTTTGTGCGTTGCTTATTCTCTCAGCCTGTGCTTTGTTTTCTACCCTTATTCTCTCTACCTGCTTGTCTTGGCTTGCCTTTACATTGGCCTTCTTTTTGTCCGCTGTTGCTTCCTTCTTTTGTGGGTCAAGATAGACCACATCCACCTCTCCGGCATACAAACTTGAAACCTCTATCTCTAGGTCTATTACCCACTCGGGCGTTAGCACGAAACTGACCTTCCGGTTGAGAATGCTTTCTATTCCTTGAATGACTATCTTTCCGTCTGCAACTTTGCAGGTGTATCCGTAGCGTTTGCAAAGCTGGGATAGAAACTCTAAGTCCCTTTGCTTGTACTGATCTATCCGCTGGAATGTGATGTCCGAGCCCTCAAAGTAAAGCTTGTAGCCGTTCCTTTTGGCTATGTCTTGGGCGATCTTCTTTAGGCTTGTGTTTTCAAAGGCAGTAGTCTTAAGCGTTCTAAAGCTTGCTTTGACATCCTTAGCTAAAGCTTTAATGACAAAAACAGCACCGTTTTGGGAATATCTGAAGGTGTAGCTGTCTATGAAGAATACTCCCGCATCCCGCACTGCTTCTTCATAGCCAAAGCGGACTTTTAGGCTTGAGCCTCTTGCGGGAGGGTTCTTCCTGAAAAAGCCCGTGCTATCCTCAACCTCTATCTCCACATCGTCGCTTTCATCTTTGTCTAAGCCGTCGTTGTCTATGTAGCGAAAGCTTAGAAGGTAGGGCGTAATGTATGCTGAAACATCTCTGTTGTTTATCTCAACATAGAGGAAGGGTTTGTAAAGTGCTACTCGGTCTGCCATGGGGCTTTGATGACCTCTGGCTCGTCTTCAACACTGATGATCGGAATTTGCAATTTTGCACCGGGTGGTGGATAGGGTAAGCCTATATACTCTGGGTTTGCACGGAGTATGGGTTCATAAAGATAAGGGTCTCCGTAGAACTGCCAAGCTATTGTGTCCCATCTGTCTCCTTGCTTGGCTATGTAGATCAGGTATTCCATACCGTTCACCTCGTGATGATGGGCTTATACTGCGATGGTTGCACTTGCTGTTGTGAGTTCTTCTTGGCTGGTGCTTTTTTCTTTGTTGTTCTTATCTTCCTTGTCTGAAGCTTCTTTTCTCGGTATTCTGTTAGCTTCAAATTGCAATAGATTGCGACGGGTTTACCCCACATATCCACCTGCTTGACTTCTGCGGTGATGCTTTCTATGACGAAATCTCCGTAAACCTGCTCGGCAATAATCAGTTTTCTGGGCAAGCCCTCTTTGGCAAGGTCTTTCAGTTTTTGATATTCCTCAAGCGGGTTGCAAAAATCCCTGTGAAAACCCACCTTGATTTCAAGGCTTAGAAGTTCATCGCCCAAAAACTGGAGGCTTGAGGGTGCAAAAATGGTTCTATGCTTGGCTACTGCGTATTCGTTTGTTTCTCTATGCTCAAGGTATGAATAGACTTTGAAGACGATGTCCCCGAGGGAGGCATACTGCATATATCAATATTTGAGATATATAAAAGCACTCAATCAAGCAAAGATTGCAATCTATTGGATCAGGCTAAGGATGATTTTTTTAGCAAGCTCTCTCGCAAGGTCAAAGGTTAAGCTCAACCCGAGCTCCCTTGCCCTCTCTTTAACCTTGTTCCAAACGGATGGGTCACGAATGCTATTCAAAAATTCATGCCCATACCAGGTCAAACTGATGGCGTAGTAGATAGGAGGACTGCCCAGAGATTTAATGCAGCCCGCCTCTATCAACCCTGCTTGGGAGAGAAGCTTAATGTGGTAGGAAACTTTCTCCCAGTCGTGTAAAGGCTGAAATGCGTGGGGCATTAGCCGTCCCTCTTGCTCCGGGAGTTCTTCAAGCTTAAGAAGGATCTCCCGCACAAGATCCCAGTCAAGCTTCATATGAGAAAAAAGCTAAGCTACCTTTTACAAAAAAGCAAGCAAAGATTGCAAAAATTAGAGTTCCATCCTCTTTATAGCCTCCACCGCCACGCCCACGATCTGCAAATCTGCAGAGGGTTGAAGTGGTGGGTATTTTGGGTTGTCGGGAACCAGCATCATAACACCTTCTATTCTCACAAGTCTTCTAACTAAAAGTTCTCCGTTCCTATCCCGCACTATTACTATCTTTCCACTTGGGATATCAGAACCATCGCCCGTGTAAAGCTTAAAAACTACCAGATCACCATCCCGCAGAGAGGGTTCCATACTATCACCTTTTACTTGCACTGCAAGCTGTCCGCCTTTTAGGATTGTTTCATTGCTTACAAGTCTCCAGCCAGCAACTTCCATGTAGCCAGTCCGTGAACGCCACACCACGGGAATCTGAGTAAACGATTCAAGGAGTTCCTCTGTTCTTTCTTTCAACTCTTTTACTAATACCTTCCTCTCCCACATCTCCCCTTTGCCTTCCTTAAGCCATTCGTAGGAAACGCCAAAAACTTGTGAAATGAGTTTGAGAGCGGTGTCGGGGATTTCCCTCTCCCCTGCCTCCCACCTGTTGATTGTCTTCCAAGAACGACCAATCTTCTCGCCCATCTCTTTCTGCGTTAATCCTAAGAGCTTTCGGATTAAGCGTATTCTTTCACCTATTGCTTTTTTGTCCATTTCTCCATCTATCCCATTTGGGATAATATCCACCATCTTCCTCTTGACAAACATCCCAGATGGGATATAATACTTCCTATGGGTAATAACCCAACCATAAAGGAAATTGTAAGGGAAAAGTGTAGAGAGGTTGGGCTTAGCTTGGCGAAACTCGCCTTTGAGTTGGGAACCAATCAAGTGTATTTGCTTAACGTTATCCACGGGCGAAAGGTTTCCCGTCCTCTCATAAGGAGGATAGCCCAAGTTCTTCATATCCCTGACCTCCCGCAGGTTTACGAGGAATATTTAAGAACCAAGCGTGTAGAAAACAAGAACAAAACCTCTTCAAACAAAGCTTACAAGAAGAAATCCCATAAAGGAGGTGTATCATGAGGCACTCAAGCTTTAACTGGGTCTTCCGGGAATTCCTCCGGAAGAAGAGCCCGTACCCACTGGCTTCCCGTTTGGGGAGGTCAGAAAAGTTAATTTACGCTTGGTCTATGGATGAGGACAATCCCTTCCATAGGCGAGACCCGTTGAGCTATGCGATGGACACACTGCTCATTATCCATGAGCACATGCCAGAGCTGGCGTTCAAAGCACTGCAGGAGATGGCACATAGACTTGGTTATAGGTTGGAGCCCTACCCTGCGGAGAGAGAGGTTCCATTTAAGGAGATCCTCAAAGAGTTAAACGATGTAGAGGAGGTCCTTGCAGATGACCAAAACAGCTTGGAGGAAGACCTCAAGGAAGTGGAAGAGGCTATTTACACCTTGTTATTGAAGAGAGCAGAGCTGAAGAAGAAGTTGGTAGAAAAAGCCGAGAGGGAAGGGAAAAATCCCCCTCGGAGGAGGTGAAGAGCAATGACGCACGGAATGAAAAATAATATAACACTGAAGCTTGTAAGTGGTGTAGTTTTCACTGTCCTTGATTTGAGCTTCTATAACTGGCGTTGGGTGA